AAGAAGCTATGAGCAAAGGTAGAGAAAACCTCTATTCAGACATCAGCAAGCTAGACCTGTCCGATGTAGATAGGATAACTCTTCGTAACGGTTCGCCTCACGCTGAGAAGGTTGAAAAGAAGCACTCTGTCTTCACTAAGGTAAGGAACAAGTTTGGTGGCTAGTATATACAACGATATTCGGGCTGCACTTGAGAGCCACCTTTCTGCTGTGTCGGGTATCCCTGACGTAGCTTATGAGAACGTCTCATTTGAGCCTACGACTGGCACTAGCTTCCTTCAAGTCATGTTTCTACCAGTAGAGCGTAGGTCCGCTGTACGGGGCTTAAATCCACAACAACGGTATCAAGGTGTTTTTTCCATCTTGGCACACACACCAGAGGGCAAGGGTCCAAAGGAAGCAGATGACTACGCTAATTTGCTAATTGAAGCATTTGATGCAGCTACGGATATTTCCTTTACCAACTCTGACCTTGAAACAATCAACGTATCTATCGACTACGCAGAACGACAGCAAGGTATCTTAGACAGTCCTTGGTACTACGTCCGTGTTGACATCGGCTGGTACATCTACAAATAATCCCCCACAGGAGAAACAAATCATGGCTTTCGCACAAGGCTCACGCTCCAGCCTGTCCTTCATCGTAGAATCTACGTTTGGTACGACACCCGCTGGTAACTTCACTAACCTTCCTTTCAGCACTCACTCTTTGAACCTTACTAAAGATCGTGTTGCTGGTAACGACATCCAAGCTGACCGTATGCCTCGTGTAGACCGTCACGGCAACCGTCAAGTAGCTGGCGACATTGTAGTTGACCTACGTGATGGTGACTATGACGCATTCCTTGAATCAGCTCTGCTGAACACATGGGCTACTAACGTACTTAAAGTTGGTACAACACCTAAGTTCTTCTCTGTAGAAGACTACGCTGCTGACATTGACCAAGCTCGTGTCTTCACAGGTCTGTCAGTTTCCTCTTTGGCTATTTCCCTTGCCCCCAACCAGATGGTAACAACTACCTTCGGTATGGTCGGCAAAGACATGACCATCAGTGGTACAGAAAAGACACAAGATGCTGCCTCTGGTGCTGCACCTTTCGATGCTTACTCTGGTGACATTTCCATCGGTAACGTAGGTGCAGGTTCCGCTGTAGCTATCGTCACTGGCTTGGACTTCACACTGACCAACTCTTTTGCCCCTACCTTTGTGATTGGTGACGATAGTGCGCCTTCCCTTGAGTATGGTCGTGCCGAAGTAGAAGGTACACTGACAGCCTACTTCGAAGATGCTTCTCTCATCAACCGTTTCTTGAACGAGACTGAGACTGAGATTGAGGTGTCCGTAGACGATCCTACAGGTGGTAACGCCTACACATTCTTGTTCCCCAAGGTCAAGATTAACTCTGCCGATGTTGGCGTAGATGGCCCAACCAGCCGCATGATCTCTCTGTCCTTTGTTGCTCTGTATGATGCGACAGAAGGCACTAACTTGAAGATCACACGCCCATCATAACGAATACCTAGCTAGGTACGTGGAGGCTCCTGAGTCGGGTCGGGGGTCTCCACACTAACATATTAACCCGACAATAAACCCCGATAAGGAAACCCGACAATGGATTTGATGAACCTCAAGCCTACAAGCGACACAGTAGAAGTAACCCTGAAACACCCTAACACTGGTGCTACACTAAAGAATGATGACAAGACGCCAATGACTATTACAGTCTATGCAAGTCATTCTAAAGATCACAAAGAGGTGTTGCATGAGCAGACGAACAAGCGTCTTAAGGCCATGCAGAGTGGTAAGAAGCAGGACTTTACAGCCCAAGATATTGAGGAAGCTACCCTGACGCTTCTCTCTAAAACAACCGCTTCTTGGAATATTACTTATGGTGGTGAAAACCCCAAACTGTCTGTGGCTAAAGCTAAAGAGATTTATGACGAAGTGTTCTGGATTAAAGCTCAGGTTGAGGAGGCACTAGCTGACTCTCTGGATTTTACCAAGGCCTAACTTCTCAGTTGTGCGATTGGGCTGAACATCAGTTTAAGCTCAATAGACCTGACAAGGATGGCATTACAGAACGTGAACACTTGGAACAAGTAGAAAGGCAGATTGGACGTAGACCAGAAGCATTGGAACCCCCGACAGAATTTCCTCAGCTTATGTCTCATGTCTGGTCTGCCTTTTGTGTTTTGAGTAACAATAGAACCGCTGGATTCTCTGGTCCCAACCCGATAACATACGAACAAATTAAAGCATGGAAGGAACTGACTGAGACACCTATTGCTCCTTGGGAAGTGGAAGCAACTAAGGAAGTTGACGCAGTTTATATGAGGGTAGTGAATGGCTGATGACATTAAGTTTGTAATTGGGGTTGACGACTCTGACATACTAAAAAGCATTAAGAACCACGAGATTCTTGAGAGACGGGTTGAAGTGCTTACTAAAGAGTATGCTAAACTAGACAAACTGCAAAATACAGGCCGTCTCTCCGCCCAAGCCTATGCAAAGGCTGTACAACAACTTGACAACCAGCTTGAACAACTCAACGGAGCTTTGAAAAAAGGTGGTAGCGCTGTAGATAAACTTGCTACAGGGATGAACGTCTCTGGTAAGGCTGCACGACGTAATGAAATTGCCTTTCAACAAGCAGGTTATCAGGTACAAGACTTTATTGTTCAAGTTCAGGGCGGGACTAATCCACTTATAGCCTTCTCGCAGCAAGGTTCTCAACTAGCTGGCTTCTTTGCTGGACCTTGGGGGGCGATGATCGGCCTCGGTATTGCTGCTCTTTCCTCACTTGCTATGGCTTTTCTTTCCACGGGGCAAGATGCCGAGAGGTTGCAAGAGAACTTAGATGCTGTGGGGGATAAACTAGATGATTTTAAAAAGCAAGTTAAGTCTGCCGAGGACACCGTAGGTTCTTTTGCATATGCTATGGAGCAAGTTCAAACCAGTCAGATTGAGGCTGCTTGGGCAGAACTTGGAGATGCAACTGCTGGCTCTTTTGAAGCTGCGTTCATGGCAAAGGCAGGCAGGTTCCTGTACCAAAACCTTTGGGCTGGCTTTCAGGGTTGGAGCAGCGTCACGGGAACTTTAGCTGGTGAAAACTTTGCTGCTGCATTTGGGACAAGCGCATCAGTACTAAATGAGGAGCTTCTTAACCAGATTGGTACGGCAGTTAAAGAAAAAAATATAGATTTGCTGGACAGTACTATTGAAAGCCTTTCGGCATTCTCGAACATGACTGTAGAAGGGGAGAAATTCCTTGAATATCTGATTAAGGTTAGGGATGAAGCTAACGGTTTCACAACTGAGGTTCAAGCTGCCGCAGAAGAGCTTATGCTTGCTAAACAACACGGCGAAGACATATCCAAACTAAACCTAAAGCTGGGTATTGACGAAGCGCAAAAAGTAGCTGAGTTGTTAGCTGAAAATATGAATATTTCGCTACAGGCGGCACTTGGTCTCGTTGGTTTGGCTCGTGGGGCGGTTCTGGGGGGCAGGGGTTCTGATCCAAGACAGTTCACTTATATAGATGAGTTTAGGGAACAACTTCGGACCAAACCTAAAAAACCTCAAAAGGCTACTCGTAAAACTGGCGTTACAACTTCAAAAGACCCTCTGGCGGAGTTGCTCAAGCGTATCACCTTAGATGAAAAACTCTTGGGTGTGTCTAAAGAACGTGAGGTTGTACTTCGAGCTATCGCTAACTCAGATAAAGATTACACAAACACAGCTATCAATGGTGCTATCTCTCGTCTTGAAGCCTACAACAAAGAGAAAGAACTTCTTAAGGAAGCCGCCGCACAACAACAGAACATAGCTGACACTTTGCAATCCTCAATGTCTGACGCTTTCATGTCTATGGTTGATGGCACTAAGTCCTTTAAGGATGCTATGAAAGACATGGCTAGGGCTGTTATCAAGCAACTTTACGAAGTACTCGTCGTACAGCAACTGGTGGGGAGCTTCAACGCTACAACAGGTAAAGGATCGGGTATTGTTGGGACTATCATGGGTGCCACCCAAGCTGATGGTGGTGCATGGCAAGGTGGCTCTCAGATCAATGCCTACGCTAACGGTGGTGTAGTCGGTGGACCTACATACTTCCCTATGTCTGGCGGTAAGACTGGCCTCATGGGTGAAGCTGGTCCAGAAGCTATCATGCCACTTAAGCGTGGTGCTAACGGTAAGCTAGGTGTTCAGATGGAAGGCGGCGGACAGAATGTTGTCGTCAACCAATCGTTCAACTTCTCAGCTAACGGTGACGACAGTGTAAAGAAGATCATTGCACAGGCTGCACCACAGATTGCTAACATGACCAAGAAGTCTATTATGGATGACCGTCGTCGTGGTGGACAAATGAAAGCGACCTTCGGATGATGGTAAACATCTTTGGTAAAGGAAAGATAAACAATGGCAATTAGTTACCCATTATCTACACCAACATCTATTGGTATTGAGAGCATTGAGTTACGTGCGGTTAATGCTGTAGCTACCTCTCAGTCTCCCTTTACTTACAAGCAACAGGTCATCAGTCA